CCAGCCGAGGCGTTCCCAACAGCACCTAGCCAACACTGTCCAACAGCACGAACATGTCGCTTCCCATCACTAATTGTTTCAACTTCGTGATGGGGCAAGCCTATGGCTTTCGCCATTGTCAGAGGAACCTTATCAACCTTCGGAACGATGACCTTTCCACTTGAAGAATAACGCTTAATCGGAACTTCTCCCAAAAGCATCTTCTCACGTGGAGCCAAAGGTTTACCATTCGTACGGGCCTGCTCGATCTCAGAAGGAAGGAACGGTGGTGGCATTGGGGACCAAATTCGCATGGTCCCAACACGTGGCTTGATTCGGCTCAAAGGAGTGCCAGCAGCTCCGGAATTACTTCCAGGAGCGCTGGTCCGTACTTCTTGGCCGCGTCCAGTGCCCAATCCAACCAACTGTCCACCTGCTCGAGATTTTCCTCCGGCAATTCCTGCGCGATTGCCTTGTCCAACATCTTTTTGAACTCCTTGAGACTTACCCCCGGAGGAAGCCGCAACAGCGAGTCGCTGTTTGAAAACAATGGCGCGATCGCTGACGCGTTGTCCCTTCGGGGTGCTTTGTTTTTCCCGCTTCGAGCCGACATGCATCGACTCACTTTTGTGACCTCCAACCTCCTTGCGACAAAAATTACAATCGCATTCACGGAGTCGAAAATCAATGGGAGAAATGGCGCACTCACAGCCAAGGTAGAACGCGAACATATCACTCTCACTTGGAACACCAAGCTTGCGATACGCATCAACAACTCTACCAGGCGAAGCAATACGCAACATCTCCGCATAGGCGACACGAAGCAGTTTAAATAGAGGGGGATGAGCCCAGGACATGATCAACAGAGAGTACGCTTTTTGCAATTCAACTGTTTCATCCATACGCTCAATGTTGTGCACAAACGCATCGATGATCCGATGCGCATTATATGCTGGGATCCAATAGACCATTTGACCAACTTCAAGTTCATGAAAATAGGCGCCTAAAAAGCTAAGTTCGCTAAGAGGAATTTCACCTCCAACGAAACGCTTAACAGGGACGCCCACAACACGCTTGACAGTATCCAAAAACCACTTTTCGTCAGCCATCTTGGAGAAAGGATCAGGATAAGAACCTACCTGATCATCTCCATAAATGGCATTGATAACTGTCAACACGTGCTCATATTCTGCACTCGGGTTGATCTCCAAGATCAATCGAATCTCGACCATACAATGGCCAAGGATATTGTCCTCGGTCGTTGCAGGTTGGCCAGAGGGATTTGTTTTCCCATCCCACGACCAAACAGATCCATCATCCAACAAATATTTGGCAAACACTAAGTTTGAAATCACATAATGCAACTCGCGCTCCTCATCAGCTGTGAAATCACGTCCCACAAACTCCTCAAGAGCTTTCCTACGTATACGATAAACACGTTTCATGAGAAAAAACATACGGTCCCAACCACTCCAATCACGCATTGCTCGATTCTTAAAAGAACCAAGCACTTGCGCGAGCTTATTAAAGCCACCAGAGTAGGGGTTGAAACCGTGATAATTCCACAAATACATCTTAAGCCTGGCATTCTGTCGAGCAAAAAACTTATTGTAAATCATATAGTAGTGGAGAGGTCCCGCTCCGAACGTGCGAACTTTCCCATCCAAAATATCAACAATCTCCTTCCACTCAAATTTCCAAGCTGCACGCCAATAAACAGGCGGCAACGTGCTTGTGAAAGGACGAAATTCAGGACGAGCAAGAACATCGCGCTTGTGGCGGAACCCCATTATAGTATAGGGCCAACCAGGAGAAGAAGCACCATTGACATCGGTGGCAATCTCCTCCCAGCTGCTGAGTCCAGCGTGCAAAGGCCCAGAAAACATCCTGGCAACAAAATCCTCAGCCTTATCCCAGAGCAAATCATCGTGAACAACGTCATTTGGGACGTCATACTTGAGAATGGCGCGTGTGTAGTTCAACTGACTACCACGCGTACCCGCATAAACAGGTTCGCTCGGGAACAGGGCCTGAATCTCATAAGCCAGGCTGGCAAAGAGCCGACACTTTTGAAGACCATATCCTGCAGTCTCAGGAAGACTCAATTTTGAATGAACCAAACCATGAAAGGTCCCATGTTGAATCAGACCAACGTAACGGGAACTGCCCTGTCGAACACCGAGATCGGGGAGGACCCACTCAGAAGGGGGTCTGACCTCCTCAACCTTGGTGCCACCAGGAGCAGTTATAC